ACGTCTGTTCAAAAACGCATAGGCGATGCCGGGGTCTTTGATCACGTCAAGGGCGATCTGGCCGATTTCGTCAGCTGGTTCAAGTCGCCTGAGAATCAGGCGGCGGTCGATAAATGGGCCGCAGACATCAGCGATGCCATGATCAGGTTTTATGACGGCTTTAAGCAGCTGGTCGGGGCCGTGGACTGGACGGGACTGGTCAAAGGTATTGGTGACGCGGCCACGGGTGTGGCGGGTTTTGTCCGGGCAATGGGCGGGATCGGCAATATTCTCGACCTCGGTATCGCCGCCTTTATCGCCTCCCTGATCATGGGGCTGACCGGCCTTTCGCCGGTGATTGTGGCTGTAGCAACGTCTTTCGGGGTACTTAATGCGGCGGCATGGCCGATTACGACGGTCGTTGCGGCGGTGGCGGCACTGGCGGCGGGGGCATACCTGTTGTGGCGCAACTGGGCCAAGATCACGGCGTGGTTCGGCGGGCTGTTCGACGGCCTGAAGGATAAGGTCACGGGCGTTTTTACGGACATCATTAACTGGCTGTCCGACAATTTCATGAAGCTGCCTCTGCCCCTGAAACTGCTCGCCTTACCTGCCCTGATCATCCGGCACTGGGGTAAGATCAAGACGTGGTTTGCCGATACATGGACATGGCTGAAGGACAAGTTTCTGAGCCTGCCGGTATGGGCGCAGGCGATCATCAGCCTGCCCCTGACGATCATTGCCCACTGGGGTAAGATCAGGACGTGGTTCGCTGACACATGGACATGGCTGAAGGACAAGTTTCTGAGCCTGCCGGTATGGGCGCAGGCGATCATCAGCCTGCCCCTGACGATCATTGCCCACTGGGGTAAGATCAGGACGTGGTTTGCGACAATGTGGGATGATGTCCGTGCCTCATTCGACACGGGTGTCAACGACATATGGAACGGGCTGCCCGACTGGTTCAGGACGATCCTGAAGGCGGGGGCGTTTGCGGTTAAATTCGTAATTGGGGATTTGGCCGCGCCGCCGTCACCGCCACGCCCGCCAAAACCCCCGGTACCGCCAAAACCCCCGGTACCGCCAAAACCTTTGGCCCCATCGAAACCTTTGGCCCCGCGTCCTCCTGCGCCACCGGCTATGGGTAACCGGCCCCGGCCTGCCGCCCTGGGCGCAGCGCGTCCCAATGCAGCCATCGGCAACCGCGTGGCGGATCAAAACCTGCGGGTCGGCGGCGCTGTGCGCGTGACGGTCGATGACAAACGCACCCGCGTCAGCAGTGTCAAATCCGACAACAGGTCGGTGCCGATTATCGCCGACACCGGCCTTCAGGGGGCGTTCTGATGTCATGGCGCGATAATCTCAGACCGGCCAGTTTCCGTGGCGTTGCATTTGACGTCTCTCAGCATGAGACCGATCTCGGACGCCGTATCGCCATCCACGAATTTCCGCTGCGCGATGCCGCAGAGGTCGAGGACATGGGCCTGCTCAGCCGCACCTATCAGGTTGAGGCATTTGTCATCGGCCCTGACTATGATGTGGCCCGCGATGCGTTGATCGAGGCGCTGGAGGCCCCCGGTACCGGCCCCCTGATCCATCCGTGGCTCGGTCAGCACATGGTGGCGCTGCTGCGTGGTCGGGTTTCGGAATCGTCGGCTGAGGGCGGTATGGCCCGTTTCCAGCTTGAGTTTTTCCAGCCTGCCCCGACCGCTGTCACGGCACGGTCGGCGGATACGTCAGGCGTGGCACAGGATGCGGCAACCTCGCTGGATACAGCGGCGCAGGCCGATTTCGCCGCCCGGTTTAACATTGCAGGCTGGCCTGATTTTGTATCGGGCGGGGCTTTTGACGTGATCAATCAGGCCACGGATTTTATCACCGATGCGCGCGGTCGCCTGACCGGCTACGGTGCGCCCCTGAGCGTCTTTATCGCGCAGGGCCAGTCCCTGAAATCCAAACTGCTGACGCTGGCACGCTCGCCGCTCGATCTGGCGCTGGAGGTCAGCAGCCTGATCCGTGGCCTGCGCTCACTGGCGCGCACGCCCTCTGAGGCGCTGGGCGTCCTGCGCGGTGTTATGGGTTTCGGACGCTCATTTTCGTCGGGATCGTCGGGATCGTCTTTGGGCGGCGGTGGCAGTACGGGCACAGGCGGCACGGGTAGCATTGGCGGCTCTGGCGGAGCCGGTGGCGTCGGAAATATCGGCTGGAATGATCCGGCCGGTCTGATCGACACTGCGGCCTCAGGCGGTTATCTGCGCCCCGTCATCGGATCGACGCCCGCGCGGCGACAGCAACGTATCAATCAGGCGGCTGTGGTCGCGCTCGTGCGCCATGTCGCCGCCGCGCAGGCCGTCGATGCCATCAGCCGTATGTCGTTCGCCTCATACGATGAGGCTATCGCCACCCGCAACAGCCTGACCGATCAACTGGATGATCTGGCCCTGATCGCAGCGGATGCAGCGGTCAGTCTGGCCGTATCACCGGTGCCGGTGCCTGCTTCAGGTACGACTGTGACGACGGGCGGCGGCACGGTTTCAGGTGGCCCGACCGGTGCCGCGCCCTCTGGCGGTGTGCCCTCGGCCCGTGCGACGGATCAAACGGTACTGGCCGGTGATGATGACATCATCGGTGAGACGGGGCCGGATGCGGTTTATCAGGCCCTTGAGGCGGTGCGTGTCGCAGTGATCAATGATGTGACCGCGCGCGGGGCCGATCTGGCGCGCCTACGGCTATATCAGCCGATGCAAAATGATCCGGCTCTGGTTGTGGCGCATCGGCTCTATGCTGACCTGACGCGTCTGGATGACCGTTGCGCAGAAATCCTCGCCCGCAATGACATCGCCCATCCGCTGTTTGTGCCGGTGCGCCCGCTGGAGGTGGTCTCCGATGTCTGAGGCGGTCAAACTGATCATTGACGGTCAGGTGCATGAGGGATGGCAGTCCGTGTCGGTGTCGCACGCGCTGAATGGCCTGTGCGCCGGTTTCGGGCTGCAACTGACCGAGACATGGCCGGGTCAGCCGGAGCGGCGGATCATCGCCGATGGGGCCGCCTGTGAGCTGTGGCTGGGGGATGATCTGATGGTCACGGGCTGGGTGGATACGGTCGACCGTCAGATGGATGGCGGCGGTCAGGTTATTAATGTCTCAGGCCGCGATAAAACCTCAGACCTGATCGATTGTTCAGCCGTCCATAGGCCGGGCAGTTGGAAGGGGCAAAAGCTCGAAAAAATAGCGGCTGATCTGCTCAAACCTTTCGGCCTGAGCGTGACGGTCGAAGCGCCGACCGGCGCGGCATTCGCCCATTTTGCCCTTGAGCCGGGTGAGACGGTTGCCGAGGCCCTGACCCGCATGGCGCGCCTGCGCGGTTTGCTGATCGGGTCGGATCGTAAGGGCGGCCTGATCCTGCATCGCCCCGCCCCTGAACGTGTCAATGCCGAGCTGGTGCTGGGCGGCAATCTGCGCGGCCTGCGGGTCACCAGTTCGACCGTTGAGCGGTTCAGCCAGTATATCCTCAAGGGGCAGCAACAGGCCGGTGACACCGTGGCCGCCCATGCCGCCACGTCCCCGTCGGCTGAGGCCACCGATGCGGGCATGACCCGCTACCGGCCCCTGATACTCATCAGCGACGATCAATCGACACTGGCGGGCCTGAAGGCGCGGGCGCAGTGGGAGGCTGCGACCCGCATCGCCCGCGCTCAGACGGCTGAGGCCACGGTCAGGGGCTGGCGCGATGCCGATGGGCGTCTGTGGTCATCGGGGGCGCTGGTGCCTCTGCGCGCCCCTCAGGTCAATGCCGACATGGAGTTAATGATCGCCTCGGTCAATTTCGAGCTGGGCAGGGAAACCACGGCGACACTCAGCCTGGTACGCCCGCAGGCGTTCACGCCAGAACCCCTGCCGGACGCGCGCCAAACCACCAAGGGCAAGACGAAGAAAGGGCAGGGGGTCGATCCTCTGTTGTCGCTGCAATGAACCGTCCTGAAAGTCATCTAAGCCGTCTCTTAGCGCCGGTTAAGCGCGGCCTGAGCCTGATGATCTATCGCGCTATCGCCCGCGTGATCAGCGATGAGGGAAAACTCCAGACATGGCAGGTCGATGCCCTGTCTGATGAGACGCTGGACGGGCTGGAGCGGTTCGGGGCCTATGGTTTGGCCTCAAAACCGCATACAGGTGCGGAGGCCATCGTTGTGTCGGTTGGCGGCACGCGGTCGCACGGTGTGATCATCGGTGTTGAGGATCGACGTTACCGCCTGACCGGTCTGAGTGACGGCGAGGTGGCGCTCTATGACGATCTGGGTCAGGTCGTGCATCTGGCCCGCAACGGCCTGAAGGTCAAAAGTCCGCTGCCGGTGAGCATCGAAAGCGATGTCTCCGTCGCCTTCAAGGCCCCTAAAATCACAATGGATGCCGACGAAATCACCGCCACGGCCGGACTGTTTAAAACCTCTGGCACAACCCATCTGGGCGGCTCGGATAAGGCCATCGCGCGCCATGACGACGCGGTTGTGGCCGGTAAGGTTGTGGCGACCTCAACCAAGGTTCAGGCGGGCTGATGACTGATCTGGCTGTGACATGGGATCGAAACGGCGGTTGCGGCGACCTGATGGTATCCGGCCCCGATCTGATGACGGATGACGGCCTGTATGGGGCCTGCCTGATCTCTCTGTTTACCGACCGCGCTGCCGATCCTGATGATCAATTGCCCGATAGCCTGTCGTCCGACCGGCGCGGCTGGTGGGGTGATGCGCTGGCGGAGACCGAGGGCGATCTGATTGGTTCCAAACTGTGGCTCCTGTACGGCTCGAAGATCGTGCCGGAAACCCTGCGCCGCGCCAAGGATTGTGCCGATGAGGCGCTGGCATGGCTGGTGACGGACGGGGTGGCCAAAACGGTTGCGGTGACCACGTCACAGGCCGCGCCCCACAGCATCGGCATTGGGGTCGATATCGTCCGGCCGGACGGCACGTCGCTGCGTTACGAATTTGTCTGGGAGGCCCTCGAAAATGGCCTTTGAACGTCCGACGCTTCAGGAGATCAACAGCCGCATTCAGGCTGATTTTAACGGTCGGTTGACCGGTGCCGAAAGCCGCCTCCGCCGCTCGATGCTCGGCATATTTGCCCGCGTTCTGGCAGGCGCGTTTCACGGCCTGTATGGCTATATCGCCTATCTGGCGCGCCAGCTTTTGCCTGACACGGCCACCGGCCAGTGGCTGCGCCGTCATGCGGCCATTTGGGGCGTCATGCCTCATGCCGCGTCGCGGGCCACGGGCCTGATCGACCTGTCTGGCATCAACGGCGCGGTGGTGCCTGCCGGTACGGAGTTGCAACGGGCCGATGGGGCTATATTCGTCACTCAGGCCGAGGCGACCCTCACGGGCGGTGTGGCCGGGGTTGCGGTCACGGCCGCACTGGCCGGTGCGGCCGGTGTTACGCCCGCAGGCGCAATCCTGTCGTTCGTTTCACCTGTCTCAGGCATCCAGTCTCAGGCCCTGGTCGGCGCAGCCGGGCTTTCAGGTGGTGCAGACGAGGAAACTGATGAGGCGTTGCGCCGTCGCATCCTGCTGAGGATCAAAAATCCGGCCTATGGCGGGAATGCCGCCGACTATGAGCGCTGGGCGCTGGAAGTGGCCGGTGTCACGCGGGTATGGGTCTATCCGCAATGGTACGGTCTGGGGACGGTCGGGGTGTCGTTTGTCTGCGACGGTCGCGCCGACATCATTCCGACCGCTGGCGATATCGCCGCCGTGACAGCCTATATACAATCGCAACGCCCGGTCACCGCCAGCGTGCTGATTTTCGCCCCGATTGCCAGCATCACCCCGTTCCGCCTCAGCGTCACGCCCGACACGTCGGCGGTACGTGAGGCGATCATCGCCGAACTGGATGATCTGTTTTATCGTGTGGCTGAGCCGGGGGGGACGATCCTGATATCGCACATCCGTCAGGCCATATCCAATGCGGCGGGCGAGGAGGATCACGCTCTGACGGCTCCGGCCAATGATGTCGTCGCGGCGGCTGGTTACCTGCCGGTCAGAGGGGCCGTGACATGGCTGTGATGTCTATTGCTCAGTATGCGCAGGGCCTGAAACGCCTGTTCCCCAAAGGCTTGTTCTGGAACCGTCAACAACCGGCCAGTGGATCGGTACTGGATGCGGTGCTTGAGGCCATCGCGGTCGAATATCAGCGCCTCGATGCGCGCATCACGGCTCTGTTGGAAGAGGCTGATCCGCGTACCGTCACCGAACTGATCGACCAGTGGGAGGGTGTGGCTGGCCTGCCGGACGACTGCACCGGGGGGCTTGAGGCGCTGTCTGACCGGCGCAGTGCCCTGTGGTCGAAACTGACCGAAGCGGGCGGGCAAAACGCCGAATTTTTTGAGGCTGTGGCGGCGCGTCTGGGGTTCACGGTGACCATCGCCGACGGCCTTGATCCGTTCTCGGTCGGCAGTTTTGCCGGGGACTATCTCTATGCCGCCCATCTGTGGCGGTTCGTTTTCATCGTTACCGTTTCCGGCCGCACGCAACCGGCACCGGCGCTCGAATGTGTCCTGCGCCGACTGGCACCGGCGCACACGGCCGTCATTTTCAAGTACGAGGTCTGAGAGAGTAAATGCACAAGATCGATACCGAAGGTTCGACTGCAGACGGGTTGTTTCAGGAAGGCAATCCGCAAACCGGCCAGATCCCGACGCGGGTCTCGGCCGATTGGCTCAATGCCATTCAGACTGAAATCCTCAACGTGCTATCGGCGGCTGGCGTTGCACCAAACAAGAGCAGCAACGCCCAACTGCGCACCGCTATCCAGAGCCTGATTACCACCTCCACCCTGACCGCCGCCCAGATTTTGGCGAAATTTCTCACCGTCGATGGCTCAGGCTCCGGCGTTGATGCTGATCTGCTCGATGGCCAACACGGCAGTTATTATGCCCCCATCGCCTCGCCGACATTTTCCGGCACGGTCGCGGCACCGACCATCACCGCCGATAATGGGGCCGCTCAGTCTATCCTGCGCCTGAAATCCACCGGTCAGAACGCAGCGGCGGTGTCTGACCTGCAATTCTATCGCGACGGCACCCCTAAATGGGTCTGGCGTCACGGCACCTCTGGCGCGCTCTCGCTCCTGCGCGATGTGGCTGACTCCCTCAGTTCACTCACCCTGACCATCGCGCCGGATACCGGCCTGATCAATTTCGGCACCCGCCCGACCTTCGCGGGCACCGTCCCGTGGGATGCCGCCAATGACGGCGCAGGTTCCGGCCTCGATGCCGACCGCCTCGATGGTCAGGAAGGCAGCTATTACGCCAATATCCCTGCACGCCTCGGCTACACGCCGGTGCGTCAGGGCACCGGCATCGGTCAACTGGGCAACATTGTGCATATCGGCTGGAAACCCAATGCGACGGTGGGCATTACCGTCGATGCGGTCGATCAGGGCTACATCATCATGGACAAGCATTATACCGGTGCCTCTGTCCTGAGCCGGTTGCTCACCGTCGATGGCTCAGGCTCCGGCCTCGATGCTGATCTGCTCGATGGCCAACACGGCAGTTATTACGCCCCCATCGCCTCGCCGACATTTTCCGGCACAGTCGCTGCCCCGACCATCACCGCCGATAATGGGGCCGCTCAGTCTATCCTGCGCCTGAAATCCACCGGTCAGAACGCAGCGGCGGTGTCTGACCTGCAATTCTATCGCGATGGCACCCCTAAATGGGTCTGGCGCCACGGCACCTCTGGCGCGCTCTCGCTCCTGCGCGATGTGGCTGGCACCCTCAGTTCGCTTCCCCTGACCATCGCGCCGGATACCGGACTGATCAATTTCGGCACCCGCCCGACCTTCGCGGGCACCGTCCCGTGGGATGCCGCCAATGACGGTTCCGGCTCCGGCCTCGATGCCGACCGCCTCGATGGTCAGGAAGGCAGCTACTATAGCAATATCATCGCGCGGCTGGGCTATACGCCGGTCAGTACCGCCAACTACACCGCATCCGACGTGCTGGCCAAACTGCGCACCGTCGATGGTGCAGGTTCCGGCATCGATGCCGACACGCTCGACGGCTATCAGGCCAGTGATTTCCTGAATCTCATCAATGGCCTGATGTCGGCGGGATCGAACGCAAACGGACACATCATGCGCCTCGGCCCATGGGTCATTCAAATGGGCATCCGCTTCGCCGCCCCTGCCGATGATACGACCATAGTCACATTTCCCGAGCCCTTCGCGCGCGCCCCGCACTGGTACATGGTCGGCCCTCGCCGCTCGTCCTATGTCCGCACAACGGACGCCTATGCTGAGGTCATCGGCACCCCGACGGCCACGCAAATGACCGTCGCCAACAACAACATTTCCGGCAATCCAATCATCGACATCATGTGGATCGCTATCGCCTACGCGGCCTGATTCTCCTCCGGCCGCCACCACCAAAAAAAGGAGCCTCCTATGCATATCACTATCCACGGCTACGATCCCGACACTCGTCAGGTGTCTGTCACATTCGACTATGCCGGTGTCACCCACACCCGCTGTGTCAATGCCTGTCATGATGACCATGACGCCTATGACCCCGCCGCTACCTCTGAGCGCGTGGACGCCGTCGGTAATGGCGTCAGGCATAAAATCGATCTGGGCGTCATTCAGAACCTGCCCGAACCCGAACCGGAACCGGAAGCGCCTGAGGCCTCAGGGGATGTCTCTAATGACTGATGCCATCCATTATTTCGGCACCGAGCGCATTTACGGCCCTGACGGCCGCGCGCTTGAAGCCGACACATATATTAATGTGCATTTTAAGGGGCTGACCGGTGCAACCCGCCTGCGCGCCGGTCATATCGGCCAACTGCATCAGGAGCCGCAGGATTCATACCCTATAGGATACATCCTCTCCGAATAA